GATAGCTTTCGCCAAGGTTCATATCCCACTACGTTCACGTTAGCTGCTCATCATATACTCAACATATATACTAACGAATGAATAGTGTTCATTACCGTGGTTCAAGTTTCCCCTGAATTTGTTGTTCCGTGCGTTGTCCAAGTAGCTAGCCTTGATTCACCATTACCTAGGTCTGCTACAAGTGTATGATTTGACACATAATTAGTCAACATCATAAAGAGTTGTTCTGATGTTTGAGGAGTGTCCTCGAAATTATAAATAATTTCATGAAAAATTTTCTTAATGATTGGTGTTCGAATCTTTCTCATCAACTCTATGAATTGGGTGCTGTCAAATTTGCTGCCATCACAAGAAATAAACCCTAATTCTTGTAGGCACCCTAATTCTTCTAGTATATCTAGTTTTGAATTAATCTTATCTCGCAGTTCGACAAGACTAACTCCATCTCAATATCCAGGTAGGTATTGTTGTCACCAAAGGGATAACTGATAATATACCGGTCCGGCTAACACAGCGTGAATTGGATGGAAAACATCATAAAGTCTAGGTTTGATCTCTTCATTTAAGAATTTTTCCCATAATTTGAATTTAGTATTTACCAACTTAGGTAAGTCATTGTGATGTAAATAGTAATCAAATTCAAACTCAAACTTAGTGTTGTCTCCATTCAACCATGCTTGAAAGTTGTTCCAAGTAGGCAAATCAATATTTTTCCCTGAAGGTATTCTATGTAATCTAATCCAACTATCAATTGAAAAAGGTGCCACCTCGAAGTGGTCAATAGCCTTCAATATCTTGCTCATGACATGTTCGAGCACGTCACAGCCCTCTACATTTACTTCAGTTCCTGTTAACCTAAAGGTTCTCTCTTGCAAACTGATGTTGTAGTTGTATGATGATGGTGCAGGTGAAAAACCCTGTTGCTCACAACTGAACCCTATTACGTAACTGTCTAGAAATTTAAGCGCCATAGAGGTGCTTCCTTCTAGCCAGTCCTTTCCTGATGAATCTTCTGCCTTGTAAAACTTTACTTTACTTACATTTGTTGGATAAGTGGTTATCTTCTTTAGTGGAATTCATACCTTAGAGGTTAAAGGAAACCTCCAAGTCTTAAAGACTCTTTTGCGTGGTG